CATCTCCACCCCGAGCCGCCCGTCGCGGCCGCGCCGCAGGGGCAGGATCGCCTCTGGCCCAGCCTCGCCCATCAGCCCGATGCCGCGCGAGAACGGAAACACCGTGGGGCGGTTGACGACGCCGCCGCGCGCAAACGCGGTCAGTTCCTGCCCACCGGCAAAGACCCCGCCGCGCGCAAAGCCGAACAGGCTCGCGAGGAAACCGCCACCGCCGCCGCCACTTCCGCCGCCCGAGAAGGCATTGATCAGCGCGTTCTCGATCGGCTTGAAGGCCAGATCGATCAGCCGGCTCGCGAGGTTCTGCGCGATCTGCGAGACAGCGCCCGCAAAGGTCTCCCAGGTGAATTCGCCGGATTTGAGCGCGTCCTTGATCGGACCGGTGATGTCCTGCGCCAGACCTTCGGCGATCTCGCGCGAGCGTTCCTGCGCCGAGCGCACCGCCTCAGCGGTGGATTGCCACGCCGTTTTGGCGGTATCGGCGGCCTCACGCAGCGCACCACCGGCAGCACGCCCGGCGCCGCCCGCGCGCCCCGCCGCCTCGCCGGTCGCATCGATGGCATCCTCGAGCCCCTCGGCAGCGGTGCGCGCGCTGGTTAGTCCGGCTTCGGCCTCCGCCCCGCTGGCCGTGACGGCCTCGCGCAGGGCGGCTATGGACTCGAGCGGCGCGGCTGCGGCCACGACCACACCGGCCATGGTCGCGCGCAGGGCCTCGGCTTCGGCGCGCGCCTCAGTAGCGTATTGGCCGAGCCCGAGGTCCGGCAGTGCAATCGGCTCGGAGGTGAAGGCCGCCTGGAATGCCGCACGGGCTTGCGCACCAGCCTCAGTCGCCGAGCCTGCGAACGGGTTGTCGACCCGGCCGAGTTCGAGATTGCCGATCAGCGAGATGCGGCGCTCGACGCCCAGCGTATCGAGCCCGGCGTTGATCCCTTCCAGAAACCCGTTGATGCGCTGGCCGACGCCGTTCAGCATCGCCTCGACGCCCGCGATCAGCGCATTGGCCGCCTGGAAGGCGAAATCCCCGATCGTGCCGGGCAGCGCGCCCCAGAGCACCTTGATGGCGTCGAACGCGCCCTGAAAGGTGTTCAGCACGGCATTGCCAAAGCCGATCACGGCGACGAGCGAGGCCTGCAGCGCCTCGGCAATGGCGGCCTTGATCCCGGCCCAGCTGGCCATGATCGAAAGGCCCATGGCGACAGCGCCGAGCTGCATGCGCTGCCAGACCTCGCGCGCGAGGTCACCGAGAAGAGTGAGCGCATTCCCAAACCCGCCTGCGCCGCGCACGAGGCGCGCGAACCAGTGGATCAGCTCGCCCGCCGCCACGATCAGTCCGATGAACGGCAGGCGCAAGAGCGCGCCGCGCAGGATGACCAGCGCCATGGCAAGGCCCTGCACCGATACGGCGGCTGCGATCTTGGCCGCCACGAACCGCCCCGCCAGCAGCGCAGCAATACCGGTCGCATAGGCCGTGAGCCGCCCAAGATTGTCGAAAAGCGCCCCGATGGCGATACCCAGCGGGCCGGTGGTGCGCGCCAGAGCCGCCATGGCATTGGCCACGCTTTCCAGCGCGGGGGCTGCGGCAACCGCGAGCTGGTTCGAGAGTCCGCGCCAGATCAGGCCAAGCCGCGAGATCGCATCGTTCGTGCGCTCGATCTGCGCCGCGTCCTGATCCGACACCACCACGCCGAAATCCCGCACATCCTGCGTCGCCTGGCGCAACGTCGCGGTGTCGATCCGCGTGAACATGAGCGCGGCCCGGTCGCCGAAAAGCTGCGACGCCACCGCCGCACGCTCGGCATCGGGCACGAACTCGGCCAGCCGGTCCTGAATGAGCGCGATGCGCTGATCGAGCGGCAGCGCCTGCAGCTCAGTAGCGGACAAGCGCAGCCGGTCGAGCGCATCCACGGCAGGGCCGGTCCCGGCTGCGGCCTGGCTCAGCCGCCGGGTCAGCTGCATGGTGGCCTGCTCGATCTGGCCCATCGACACGCCCGCGAGATCGCCTGCGCGCTCGAGCACCTGAATGCTCTCGACCGTCGTGTCGAGCGAAGCCGCAAGCTTGGCCTGCGCATCGACGGTCTGAAGCCCCGAGCGGATCATCGCGGTGGCTGCCGCCGCAATCGCGCCCGCCGCCGCCGCCATCGCCACCCGCGCGCGCCGCGCAAAGGCCGCAAGCCGCGCATTCGCCATTTCCATCTCACGCGACAACCGGCCAAACCCGCGCGCACCCGCCTCGCCGACGCCCTCCAGCTCGGCCTTCACCTGACGCCCGCCGGTCGCGGACAGGCGGACGGAAACGCGTTTTTCTGTCACTCCTCAGAATCCTTGCTTTTGCTGGATCGAAGTCTTACGCTTATCGCATCGACTGCAAATAGGTACGAACATGGCCGATACCGCGACGCTCTCCACCAAGTTCCAGATATCCATTCCAAAGGCGATCCGTGCGGCGCAGCACTGGGAAGCAGGTTTGACCTTCGCCTTCATCCCAAAGGGAACCGGCGTGCTTCTGGTGCCGGTCCCGAAACGGGACGCGTTGAAAGGGCTGGCAAAGGGCGCCAGCGCCGAAGACTACCGCGATCGCTCGGATCACCCGTGATGGTTCTGGTCGATACTTCGGCCTGGATCGAGTGGCTGACCGCCTCTGCCACCGGCGACAAGGTGGCCCCGCATCTACCCCAGCAGCAGCAGTGGCTTGTCCCCACGATGGTTCAACTGGAACTCGCGAAATGGCTGAACCGCGAGGTGGGCGAGGACAAGTCCGATCAGGTGATCGCCTTCACGCAGGTTTGTGAGGTGGTCCCGCTGGATACCGAGATCGCGCTTGCAGCCGCCGAAATCTGCCGCGCGCATGGGCTGGCCACAGCCGATGCCATCATCTTGGCCACCGCCCGCGCGCGCGGAGCCAGCCTTGTGACTTGCGACGCGCATTTCGAGGGGCTGGCGGGCGTGACACTCATTGCGAAGGTCAAGGTGTAGCACAACCCTGACGTCCATCCATCTGTTCGTTGAGTTTGCGCACCATCACCGCCTCAAGGACGGGGAGGAATTCGGCGGCAGCGCGGCGGTCCACGTCCAGTGCATCCGCCATGGCCAGCGCCGCGCTCATGTCCCAGCCGAGCACCACGCCGGGCACGGCGCGGATCTGGCCGCCGAGCCGCCCGGCCAGATCCCAGACCTGCCAGCCCTCATGCGTGCGCGGCGCATTCAGGACTTGCGGGCAGCCTTCGCAGCTTTGCGCACAGGCTGCGCAGTAGTCTTCGCCCCCGCCGTAGACCCAATCAGCGAGGGCGCGGAGACGTTTTTTTCCGCGTCCAGCTCCAGACCCTTGGCGACATACCCCATCTGGAAGCGCTCGAAGATCGGCCAGATATCGAGGAGGGCGGCGATGCCTTCGGGGCTGACAGGCACGGGTTTGCCGTCAGCGTCACCGACACCTTCCCAATCGAGAATGGCGCGGTCGGCCAGCGCCTTGCCGAAGATCACGGCGATCTCGTCGTCGCCGGTCCCCTCGGGCAGAGTGCGCACGGACGGATCGCTGCGCGCCGCGACCATCAGCGCGGTGGTCAGCGGTTCAACCCGGACGCGCACGCCAAGGCAGAGGGGAAGCCAATAGGGCTCGTGGGCGAGGTTCAGGCGCAGCATTTCTGAAAACCTTTCTGAAAGGAAAGAGGTCTATAACGAGCCCATCTGTGGCGCTCGGGGTGATCGATGGCTGATGGGTATGGGAAGCATGCTTGCGGCGCAGACCCGGTCGATCCCTGGTCTGCGCCGTCAAGCGGCCGCAATGCGTCGAGCCTGTTTGACCGCATGCTCTTTTTTTGGACGGTGCTTGGTTATGCCATTTGGGGCATGACCGTTGCTGTGCTATTCTCGGTTTGCCCCGACTACGCGGTGCGCTCAGAATGTCTCAAGATTGTTGATCAGAGTGACCGTGCACATCCGCCCCAGCGTGCTGTCGCGGGCGGCCTGCCAGTCGAAAGTGGCCTGCACGCCTTGGGGCCCGGCGATCTCGATGCGCGGGCGAGGCAGATAGACGGCATGGGCGGTCAGCACCAGGCTTCCGCCCGAGGGCAGCGCATAGCCGAAACTCAGCGCGCAGGGATCGCCGTTGATCGCTTGGTCGACCAGCACCTGATCGGCGAAGCGCACCTCGATCCGGCCGGTCAGCGCCGCGATTGACGGGTCCGCGCCGTCGATCCGCCCGTCCGAGCGGATGGTTTCCACCCGGTCGAGGGCGTTGGCATAGGTGATTTCGGCCGAGACGATGTTCCCAAGCGCAGTGCCGTTGCGCGTGATCGACCCGTTGAAATGTCCGAACCGCTGAAGCCCCAATTCGGCCAGCGTGCCCGCAGCAGATGCGCCAGCGATGCTTTCACCCTGCGCAACGAGGCTCGCGGTCGCCGTCAGAAGCCCCGAGCGCTGCATTTGCCACGAGAGCGTGTCGAGCACGCAGCCCGAGTACATTGCGAACCGCGGGATCTCCGGCATGCCGGTCTCGATCGACATCGACGGCAACGACCAGCCGCCAGAGCGGAACTCGTGAGTATAGGGTGCCACTGATCCGGTGGTGATCGGCTGGCCGAACGTGGCTTTCAACCAAAAACCGAACGCCTGCGCGTCGATCGGTAAAACGACATTGCCGACGCCCTCAAAGCGGAAAAGGCCGATCTGGCCAAGGCGGGTGTAGAGGTTGGGCAGGATGTTGATGGCCTGCGTCATGTCGGCGAGCGAATAGCCGCCCACATCGAACGGATTGCGGATGATGGTCATGGGGAACTCCGGGGGAA